AGGTACTCAAGGTATTTTGAGTGTAACGCTGGGGTCACACGTGATGTTTCATCCAATTGATGTTTGGATATCTCACAGTCTTCTTTCCATTCTGCAAGGATACTTTCCAAGTCAATCATAATATATTCTCCATACTGTAAAATTATATAGGGTTAAACTATCTCGAATTGTGAGAACCTAAATGACGCATCAAATGTCAGATAGGTAACATCTCCTGTTGTAGAAGTAAATTCAATATTACCCAGAGACGTAGGTACACAATCTAGATACCTAACCTTCTGAGTAGTGTTGTTGTGACTGGACAGAACATGCAACGTTATGTCTGCATAGGTAGGTGTTCCCGTACCTCTCTCCAATCCACTGACTTGACCGTCATTAACAATTCGGGTCATCCAGTTAAACATCTCTTTATATGACTTCATGTTTTCGTCCAAGATAATTGAGAACGAGACTTCGGTGAAAGTCATCTTGTCACCAGCTAATGGGACGGATGTTATTCTGCGTACAGGAAGTTCGACAGGTGCCAGTGAAGCGCCTGGATGTGATACGGATTGAACAAAGTATTCCATGTTAGGATACTTCGTTCTGTCGATAACTACCTTAAACCCTGTGGGTTGTAAGTAGTTTAGATTGGTTGTCAGTTCCTCATCGGATATCTGAACTTTACTATTTACTGGCATAACTACCTCTTATATTATACTTCTATTTATAAGAGATTTTTAGTGTACAGTGTCCTGTTCACGCATATTTTTTACGAGTTTGTCAACGACCTCACCCCAATACTTTTTACACCAGTCAGACTTGCCACGTTGTTGTGCAACCATGGCTGCTGCAATTAATCTATGATAATCATACATTGACTATTCTCCCTTTTCCTACCCATTCGATTTCCTCGAACTTCTCTTCATAGGTTTTACCATCAACGGTAAACCCAACTTCATGCAGTTGTTTCAAAACAAACTTCACTGCCTCTTTAGCGGTATCAAACCTGTACCACTTGAAACACGCTTGACCCGTGTTCGCTAATCTTACTTCAAACTTTTCCATACTATGCTCCTATCACATTTAAAAATTCACTACTGTTATTACAAACCGTACCATCAACGAGATGGAACTGTTTACGGAATGTTCCGTTCTCGAAGAAAGAATTCGCACCATCAAAGTCCCTATCTTTCATTACATAGGACTCGACCACTTTTGCGATTTCCTTCCTCATGTAACCATACTCACCGTTCTCCACGGTCTTGGTTGCACTGAACTGTTCACCCTCTTGGGTGATATAGGTGATTGATTCCCACGGTTGTTTGTGGTCAGACTCAACGAAGTCCACGTCATCAATCAAGTCGGAACCCAAGATGTACTCTTGGAACGACTCGTTGTTCTCGGTGATTAAATCGAAGATGGTATCGTAGTAACCCTCGGACTGTGCGTCCTCAATAGATACACCCTCGACCACGTAGGTGTTACCACCCTTGGCCTTCCAGTATGCCTCATCGACCCCATGAGAATAGTTCTCATAATGAGCGGCATAGTTCTCAAGGATTTGGGTTTGGATTACAATCTTCATATTACTCTCCGATAAATGCGTATTTGGGTTCTTTACAAAATTGACCGACTTCGTCAAAACCTAACAGGACAAAACCGTCCATTGGGTCAGTACCGTTCTCGTATTCGACTAACTCGAAACCCGCACGGAAGTTTTTGACTTCGTTGATATTCACTTCAATAATTCTCATAACCATTCCTCATTATCAATACAAGTATTATACTATACTTAACTAGTTTTGGCAACAAGTTTTTTAAACTTTCTTCTCGCCTTTGACCACTGTTTCATGGGTTTCTTGAACCAGATTTCTTCGGTAGTACCTACCTTGATATACCCAGCTAGTTGACCCTGTTTGTTCACGATGTAGGTGTGATTGGAGACTTTTGTATCTCCCCAATCAGTGACCTCTTGTAAGTACTCCATTATTTCTTACCCTTGTAACCAAGGGCTTCCATTGCATAGACAGGAGAACCACTAACTTCGTAACCGTACTTCTCAGAGTAGAACTTGTTGTCATGGTTAGACAGTTCAAGATACTTCTCAACGGTCACGTTCTTCACTAGGAAGTTGACCCATGCCTTCCAAGGTTTGTAACCATACTTGAACCTTGCGATGAAGGCGGGTTGTGGTAAACCAACCCAAGATGGGTGACAGTTTGGTCTTGCGACCTCCATGTTCACACTCTCAGTGTGTCTACCACGGTACATCAAGTACATACCGTCCCACGTGAACTCTTCTTTATTAAATGCGGTCATAATTTTCTCTCTTGTTTTTTGACTTTACCTTGTTATTATAACAACAGAAACAGGTTTTGGCAACACTTTTTTTCAATTAATTTACCGCTTGACATTAATTGCTATATACTGTATAGTGGTACACATAACTGAGAGATATACATGATTTTATCCAAAACAGATGCAGAATACGCTGCAAACATCTTTACAGAGTTCTTTGCGAACTTTGACCGTATTGATGACTATATGAGACAGATTAAACTAGAACGGATGGACTCTATGCCGTTCACTCTGCCTGGCATGGGCCCAGAGGAAGACCTGTTCAATAAGTTTGACATGCACCCCCAAGATATGGAGTTCACTATCGCAGAAGCGAAACGTGACCAATTCATGTCCTATATGGATATCACAACATCCGCACCCGTAGAAGCGTCAATTCCAGGCAAGATGATGAATTGGGTAGTACGTGAGAAGAACACAGGTATGGTCATTGGTATGATTCGATTCGGGTCACCCACTATTAATAGTAGACCACGTAATGAATGGTTAGGTAAACCTCTAGACACAATGAATGCAGAGGTCATGAAACGATTCAACGAGTCCTGTATCATGGGATTCAATATCGTACCAGTACAACCATTCGGATTCAACTACCTCGGTGGTAAGTTACTTGCATCTATATGTACCTCACATACTGTACGTGATGCACTCAATAAGAAGTATGATGCAAACATCTGTATGTTCGAGACAACATCCTTATACGGTAATGCCAAGGGTGGTGTGTCTATGTACTCAGGTATGAAACCGTTACTGATTGGTAATGGTCAGACTGACTCTAACTTTGCACCACTCATCAATGATAACAACTATCGTACATTGAGTGACTGGTTCATACAACGTAACAACGGTGAGTCTCTTGTACCAAAGGATGCATCATCCCGTAAGTTGAAGACACAACAGAAGATGGTGTCTATCATTAAGAACTCTCTGAAGGAATATGACATGAATGCATACAGCAAGTTCTGTCAAACCTTTATTGATGCAAAGGGACTAACACAACAAAAGAATTCATACTACTCTTGCATGGGATATGACCGTGAGAGTGTGAAGAAGTATCTCAACCTTGAGTCGGATACCATTGTCAAAGCAGATAACTTTGATAGGTTCAGTCTTGAGGGTGTGACAGATTGGTGGCGTAAGAAGGCGACCAATCGCTACGAAACTCTAAAAGCAGATGGACGTTTGCGTTCTGTTATAGAGACTTGGAATACAAACGCAGACGATATTGATATTATAAGATAAAGTCTTATATATACTATTGTGTTTTAGAAATTCTCTATGAGTCTTCTACTTCACTTAATTTAATCCAATAGGAGAAATACTATGGCTATGCCTACACGTTATGTCACATACAGTGATTTTCATAACACCCACCCTGACGCAATTGCGTTACCCGACTACACCGACCTTGGTGTAACATCTGTAAAAAATATAAAACTCGACTTCAAAGATATTCATATTGATGATATTGATGGTCAGTACACCAAAGTGGAAACACACACCGCACAAGAGATTGAACAACTTCGTTTATCTTTTGCTGGTGGAGTTGACACAATGGAGTTTCCTCCAGCGGTATATGACCGTGGTGAAGGACATGACAAAAGATATGTCTTGGTATATGGATATGGTCGTTCCGAAGCGATTCGAGCACTTGGAACGAAGTCGTGGATATTTACTTTGTTTTCTGGTACACTAGAACAGATGAAAGATGTCCAAGCAAGAGAAAACGAAGGATATGTAAAACGTCTCAACAAAGAAGTTGATATGCGTAAATACCTAAGTTCTAAAGTTTCTAGAGGACTTATTAAAAACTCTGAGAAGTCAATCAGCGATGAGTTCATTCGTATCTACGGTAAGACCCGTGATAAGTCTGTTAGGAATCGTGTTGTGAAGATGGTTATGGAAGAGACGGGGACGCCTCAACCATACATTATATACACATCCGTTCCTAAGATACAGGACTGGATTGATAACCACTCATCGGTAGAACATAAAATCGGTGGTGAGTTTAACCCAGAAGCCGATACCTATGGTGTGTGTATTGGTGAAGGTTACCAGTATCGTGTTATCATGCAAGCTATCACACGTTACGTGGAAACGGGTAAATATACCGATTTGGTTGGACACGTGGGTGCTCCAACTGCAAAGGCGACTCTAGAAACTAAAAGAAAAAAGTTCATGAAACAGTTGGAACAACACAGACGTGACTTGCAACAGTGTGGACTAAAAATCTTTCCTTTGAACATGATTGGGTTTCTACCACAAGAACGTGGAAAAGAAAGTTTAAAAGAATTGGTAAAAGCGGCTTGACTTTAACTGTATAGTCTGGTACTATATACAAACAATGCGGAGATAGTTCAACGAGTAGAACATTAGGTTTCCAACCTAGAGGTGGTAGTGCAATTCTACCTCTCCGCTCCAATCACAAAAAAAGGGGACTTAACGTCCCCTTTCCTTTATTCTTCTTCTGGCTTAGTTGCGGCAGTTCCAGTCTTGTCTGCAACATCTTTAATAAGATTAGATGTTACATCCAATACGCCTGCGGTAACACCAAAGACATCTGAACCGACACCTTTAATAACACCACCAGTACCGTCAATGGTTGCATCAACGGTGGAACAAGCAGACAAAACTAATGCGAATGCAATTGCAATGATACGCATAGTACTCTCCTGTTTCTAGATTACTGGATAACCAGATACCCCGATAATACCGTGCAGTAATACCGACCTTACTACTTTGTTCAGTTCGTGAACACACTTATTTATAAGACAAAAAAAAAGGGTCTCCGAAGAGACCCTTTAAAGAATGGTGAGTTAACCTCACTCTTCTTATTACAGACTTATGTCAAGATGTTAGTAACCTTGAAGATTCTGTAGTACTGGTTAGTCTTAGCAGTAGCAAGACCGTCAGAAGGTGTAGAACCAACGAATGGGTTTGAAGCCATACCGTAACGAGTTTTAAACCCGATACGTGGTTGGAAGTCATCTTCACCAACTGCTTTAACCATTTGCAAAGGAACGTATGGGCAGTAGAATACACCACTGTCATATGGGTTCTGACCTTTGTAACCAACAGTGATGTAATCAGTGTTAGCATATGGGTCGATGTATACACGGATACGTCCGTTTAATACACCAGCAAAAGTATTACCAGTATCGTCAACCTGTAGGTTGTTGCTGATAGCAGGACTATAGTCCAAAGAACCAGCAGCTGCAAGAGCAGTAGCAACATCTGAAGAACAGATTACTACGTTACCTTTACCTCTACGAGTCTCTTTAGCAATAACGTTACATTCACGGTCAATCTGTACAGTTAGACCTTTGAACTTCTCAGCAGACCAACGACCATCTGTATCAGATGACATGTTGAAAATACCTTTAGCAGTAACGTTAGACTGTTGAGCACCAGTTTTAGCTTGGCTGTTAACAGTTCTGATTACTTCACGGTTGATTTCTGCAAGAATCTCAGTTGACAAGATGTTTGCCAATTCAGTTTCAGCATCCAAACCGTGGATTGCTTTAAGGTCTTGAGCAAGTTCAAGAGTGTATTCTGCTTTCAGAGCACGTGACTTAGCAGTAACAGTTTGTCTTTCAATGGTGAAACCCATTTCGTTGAAAGATGAACCACCAGTACGACCAAGTGCTTCTGCGTCTTCAGTTGGCATTCCGCCAGCAGCAAGACCAGTAAGACGAGCGCCTTCTGAATCAATTCCGTTCCAACCAGATGCGTTATCTGAATCGTGAGTACCAGAACTATCACCAGAGAACTGAGTTTCAGCTTCGTTGAATAGTGCTTCACGGTTAGAAGTAGAACCACCTTGGTAACGTGATTTCATCGCAAAGATGAGACCAGTTGGGCCATTCATAGGTTGTACACCACACACATCATAAGCGATGAGGTTAGGCATAGCACGTCTGACCAATGAGATTAACACAGGGTCAAAGTTGTTTACTGAACCAGTGTTGTTCGCACCAGCAGCAGCGTTTTCAGAAAGAAAACCTTGAGAAGCAGAACGCTCTTCAGCGATTGCTTTTTCTTGGTTCTCCAAGATTGCAGCGGTAACTGCACGGCGGTGATTGTCTTGAATCACGCCAGCAGACTCTTCGTTTAGAACGGGAGCCCATTTTTCGATTAAACTATCGTAAGATTGCATTTTAATTATCCTTATCTTTTAGGTGTTGTTTTACGAATAGTTGCAAGGTATTGTTCCATTACAGATGATACTTCAACTTCTTGGTCAGCATCTTCTACAACTTGTTCTACCTCATCACTATTTGTGATTTCTTTTGCGAAGTGGGACTCGACAACAATTTTAACTTTAGAGGCGAATTGGTCTTCGTCTTCAAAGTCAATGTCTTCTACGAGCGACTTCAATTTAACTACTTGTGTTTCTGCAAGGTCACGTGACGCTTCTCTGATAACAGATTCACGCTTGTAAGCTTCCAGTTCACCAGTAGTATCAATTACTTTCTGAGTAGTTTCGTTGAGACGAGTCTCTAGTTCTTCTACTGACTCAGCAAGTTCGTCAACTAGGTCAACTTTGGATTCAGGTACGTCAATGTAAGACTCTGTAAACAGGTCTTTCATTTTGTCCATGAAAGTCTCGGCAATTTCAGTGCGGAGTCCGCTCTGGATTGCAACTTGATTTTCTTCCATCCAAGATTCAACTACATAGTTAAGGTAGCTGTCTACTTTCTCTACAAGGTCTGCCTTAGTAGAAGAGATTTCTTCTGCTAATTCTTCCTTATACTGTGCTTCAATTCTGTCTACTTCTTCAGACAGTTTTGATTTTACAGCTGCTTCGAAAATTACTGCGGTTTTAGCTTTAAACTCATCACTGAGAGTAGCTTCAGACTCGACTAATGCGTCTAGTTCAGCAGAAGTGTCAATCTGTGTTTCCACGATTGCATCTTCTGATACTTCAACATCTTCGCCCATCATCTTACCGTATGATGCAGTCAGTTCATCTTTTTTCATAGAATGTAACTTCATGCTCATTGCATTAATCATGCCCGCTTTTGTTTTCGGTGCAGGAGCTTGTTTTGCTTTGGTTGCGTCCGCTGCTTTATCTACAGATGCAATAGACTCTTCTTCGTCAGTTGCATTTGTATCAGGTTTCCCTTTAGGAGCAGGAGCGCTTCCTTCTTCGAGAGTTTCTTCCACAATGTCGTTAATGTCTTCATCGTGAAGTTCAACTTCGACTTTACTTTCTTCAGTCATAATTGACTCCTTACATATTAGATTTAATTAACGAGAGGAAATTTTTGAACTCTCGAACACTTGTCTCATATAAGACAGTTTTCGGAGCAGTTTTAATTTCAGTCTCCATTTTTTCAATTACTTGAGGACACAAAACACCGTTATTCCAAACCCAGTCTACACCTTCCATTATACCATTAACGAAAGCTTCAGGTGCGCTAGGGTCTTGTACGATGTCAACCGTACTAAGAATAAAGTCGTCTTTGACGACCATTGCGCCATTTCGGTTCTCAAGGCTACCCATACCACGAGTTGACACGCCTAGTTGAACACCACCTTCAAGAAGACCTTTTACAATCTTACCCATTGGAGTATCCAATATTTGTGCCTTTCCTACCACATCATTTCCCTCAAACTTGAGGTCTGTGATGAGGTGTGAAACTTTGTCTAAGTTAACTGTCGGCCCTTCGGGATGGTTTAGTTCCCCTACTGCCCGTTTCTTAGATACTTGTTCTTTTACGTACTTACCTACCGCCTTCTCCATAATTGGTTTGGGGTAGACACGTCCGTTTCTATTCTTCTTATCTGCCTGTGCGAAA